GAGAAAGAAACAATCAAAAAGCAAAAGAAAGAAGAGAACGCAACGGAAGATAATTTTCTTACTCGTAAGAAGTTTACCGCAATGGTTCTTGAGTCCGTACATAAGGACAACCATTCTTATATAGATGCAATTGTACATCTATGCGAAAAGAATAACATTGAGATAGAAGATATCAAGAAGTATATCTCTCCCGCAATCAAAGACCATTTAGAAGCAGAAGGAATGAGTCTGAATTTACTACCCAAAGGTAATACACTATTTTGATGAAAGATACAATTAGTCAGGGTGAAAAATCCGAACAAATATTTGCAACAGAATGTTTTGTAGGTCGTGGATATATGGTTAGTCTACCAAATGGAACTGCTGACTATGATTTAATAGTTGATGTAAACGGTTCATTAAAAAAGGTTCAAGTTAAATCTACTTCAAGAGATAACGGGAATGTTATGATTTGTAAAGGTTCTAATGGACAAGGAAATAAAGGTAGAGGAAAATATCCGTACCCAAAAGGTTCAATAGATTTTTTTGCATTGCATGATGTTAAAAAAGATAAATGGTACATAGTCCCTAGAAGTGCAACTGGAGATGCTAAACAATTAAGAATTGCACAAAAAAGAGAAGGAAAACATAGTGTTTGGGAAAACAATTGGGAATTTTCAGAAATCCCCAAAATGGGTAATACATTATTTTAAAAATTATACTTGACAATACTTGTATAAATAAGTATAATACACAACGATTTACATTATGAATAAAGTGGACAAACAGAAGACAAATAATACGGAGTATACACATGTCATTTGAAAACTTAAAGACCAATCGCACCGATGTCTCAAAACTAGTTTCTGCAGTGCAAGAAGCTACTGGTGCAACAACCCAAAAGAAATCTTACGAAGACGAAAGATTTTGGAAACCCACAGTAGACGAGTCTGGTAACGGTTATGCAGTTATTAGATTTCTACCAGCCGCAGAAGGTCAAGAATTACCATGGGTTAGGTATTTCGACCATTTCTTTAAAGGCCCTACTGGACAGTGGTATGTAGAGAAGTCTCTTACATCTATTGGACAGAAAGACCCACTCGGAGAACTGAATTCCAGACTATGGAACTCAGGTATCGAAGAAGATAAAGAAACTGCAAGGAAACAAAAAAGAAGATTGCACCACGTTGCAAACATCATGATTGTTTCTGACCCCGCAAATCCTTCCAACAATGGTAAAGTATTCCTTTACGATTTCGGAAAGAAAATCATGGATAAAGTCATGGACGTAATGCAACCGCAATTCCCAGGCGAAGAACCCGTGAACCCTTTCGATTTTTGGAGTGGTGCGGACTTTGAACTTAAGATTACTAATGTCGCTGGTTATAGAAACTACGATAAATCTTCTTTCAAACCAGTGAGTGCATTGTACGATGCAGATGAAACTAAACTTGAAGCAACTTATAACTCTTTGTTTGATGTTGCAGAGTTTGTTGACCCAACTAACTACAAAACTTATGACGAGTTAAAACAGAGATTATCTGTTGTTCTTGGAGAAGCAGTTGGTGAAGGTTCAACTCAGAAAATGGAAGACTTAGGTAAGACTGCAGAAGCAGTAGAACCTAAAGGTGTAGAAACCCCAGTGGTTGCACCAAGTACTCCAGAACCAGAAGTTGCGTCAACTGAGTCTGACGATGAAACTTTGAGTTATTTCGCTAAACTTGCGAATGACGAGTAAGTACTTAATTTAAAAACAAGAGTTTTAGACCCCACAGAAATGTGGGGTTTTTTTATCCCCTAAATCCTTTTCCACGCATTATTGCACTACCACCACGCATTCTTCTTCTATTGTTTATAGGTGGTTCAACCATGCTGGTCATAGATTGTGAGTTATCATTTGAAATATTATTATTAGTAGAAGTATCAATTATGGTTGGTGGTGGAGGCCCCATTTGTTCTAATTTTGCAGCTTGATTTGCATCAATGTTTTCGTTTATTCCCGCTGTTGGTTTTGGTTGAACATCAATAAAATCTCTATCAGGTGGTTCTATTCCTTGTCTTTCTTGTATTATTTTATCCACTCTTTTTAGTTCTTCGATTAGTTTATCCCTTTCAACTCCTTCTTCTGTTTCTGCAATTTTTTTCTCTAATCTTTCTCTATTTTTTATTTGACCAGCGTCTACTGCTTTTGATGCATTATCTGTATCAAAGTATTCCATGTCTGCCATGTTTGTTAAAAATTCTGGAACTTCAAAACCTAATGCCTTTGCAATAGTCCCGCCTATCGCACCCAGTTTTTTTCCTATCATTATAAAAATATTTAAGAACCCATTTACTGCATCTTTTAAACCACCTACTACAATTCCAAAAACTGAACCCATATCTCCTATACCAAGATTTTCTAAGTTCTTTTTAATCATAAAGAATATTCCAACTATTGCTCCAATTGCGGCTGCAACTACTACAATAATAGGTAAGAAGGGTGCAAGTGCGGCCATAATGGTTGTTCCCATAGTCATGAGTGAAGTCATAAGTGTGGGAATAACTGCACCCCTAATAAATATTGCAGTCATTTGAAGAGCCTTTAACATCTTCTGAAACTTACCACCCAATGTAAGTGCAACTTTTTTGAATGATGTAGCCATTGCTAGGGTTGCAACTTTAATAAGTCCAGCGAATTTTGCAATTGCACTCCAAACTTTTGCGATTTTCAAATAACCCGCAGTTAACATAAAACCTACTTTTATTAAACCAGTAAGTACAAGAATAGATGCACCTGCTATGACAATCTTATCAAAGTTTTCTTTTAAAAATGGTAATACTTTATCTTTTAAAAAATCAAAAAAACTTTTTACTGCGGGAACAAACTTATCTCTAATGAATTCTTGAACACCTTCCATAGATAATAAACCTATTAGTGTTGCACCTAAGATTGCTTTGAATGCTCCTGATTTCATAAATTTATCAGTACCAGCACCAATACCTTTAATCGCATTAAGAAATGAACCTTCATCGATTGGTTCTGGTTTAGTTGGTTTATTTTCAGTTTTACTTTCTAAAGTATCTCCTTCTGCTTTTCTTTGTTGTGCAGTAAAGAAATCTCCAAAAGTTTTAGAAAGTCCACCTAATAAGTCTTCTTGCACTTTTCTAGAATGTGCAATGTTCTGATTAAGATTAGAGTCTCTTTGTCTCTCTTCTTCGTTGTTAATTTTGAGTTGTTCTACAACTGCACCTAAAGTTGCCATATTACTATTTATACTTACTCTCTAGTTTTTGACGTTCTTGTTCTTCTTTTTTTATCCATTCTGCTAATAAAGTTAAATATATTTCCCTTTCCCACGGCCACATGTTTTCTATTTCAGTCAAACTATACTTGTAATGTGTAACCAAGTTAAAGTTTGTCTGATAATAATTATATAAACTATCATGAGAAAGGCTTAGGTAAAAAAATCTTGAATACCTTTCAACTTCAATTCATTGTGATGTCCGCAGTCAGAACAATCAAATTCAACATTTTTTTCTAATGAGGGAATAGTGTCAACAAAATCTGTTACCAGTTTAATTTGGTCACCAGTCATAGAGTCAATGAAATCATCAATGTCTTTTGCGGATACTTCACTTACATCTATTCTGTCTTCTCCATTGATAACTGCATTGAAACATTCTCTAATAACCATAAAACCAAACTGAGTTTCTTGAATACCTTCTTTAAAGTTATCAATAAAAGTTTTAAATGGGGGATACTGTAATTCTACTGAAATAGTATCCGTTAGTTCTACAGTACTCTCTACATTTTTCGGAACATCTATTGAAAGTTCAGAAAGGTTTATATTCATTTCGTTTTTTGTTTTACATTCTTGACAAATTAGATTTACGTTTACAGACTCACCGACTGACTTACCACGAATTTGAGTAAACATATACTCAATATCAAAAGTAGTAAGTTTAGATTTAACGTATTCTCCTTCAACACATGCATCTATTGTATCCAACATTGCTTGCATTGCAGTTTTTTCATCTTTTGTTTCAAATGCCATAAGAAGAATTTTCTCTTCTTTTACTAAGTATGGTCGAAACATAACAGTCTTACCCGTTGAGGGTACTACCATTTCATGTTTAGGGGTTGCATTTAGTTTAGGTAATGCACTCATAATATCTCCTATAATGTATTAATATATATTTAAATTCCAAATAATGCTTTTCTCAATCCAGTTTTTACAGCTCTTGCACCTGCTTTCTTCGCAACATCTTTAGCCGCATCTTTCAATTTATCCTTAACTCCAGTTGCTTCTAATAATCTATCTTTAATGTTTCCTTCCACCACTTCATATCGTTTATAAGATAGTTGTACATTTACTTCTAACAATCCGTCAGGGTCATTATTCAATTCCAGAGAGTTCATAGTAGTTGGAAATGCGTTTAATAGTCTAGTGGAATAGGTCACTGCATCTGCAAGATACTTAGCGCCTGGTGCGATTAGGCCTGGGTCAAAATTACCGTTTGCAATATCTAGTGGCCCAATAGGTGGTATTAAGTCTTTGATTGCATCTGGTAAAGGATTATCAAATAGTTTCTTAGGTCTAATCAAAGGATTGATTGCACCTTTCTTAAGTGTTTGAATAACTACATCAAAAGTATAATCCTTATAATACCCAGCTTCTTGTCTTTCTTGATTGACTGCAAGGTTTTGCCAGTTCTCAAAGTAATCTCTTACACGCATATCATTTAAACAGTAAAAGGTTAAAGTGATATCTTCACTTGCATATCCGTATGCAACCTTTTCATTATTAAGTGCATATTGTCTTTCGGTTGTTAATATTTGTCTGCCTGGAATACTTGCAACCTTACATAAGATATTTAAGTCTGTAGAGTTTACTCCACCAATCGGTGGTAGAAATACTCTCCATAAATTTGCAAATGCAAGACCGTCTCCAGCCTTTATGGTTGCTATCATGTCGTCTACTTGATATGCCATTATCTTAACATTCTCCTACTGTCGTTATATACTTTTTGTTTTGTTGCTTTTTCAAATTGTGCAGTTGGTAAAAAGGTTGCAATCTCCCACTCAGGTGCTTTTACTTCTGCAAACTTACTTTTTACATGTGTAGTTAAATAGTGTTTAATACATGGTTTATACAATTCTAAACTTGAAGTACCCGCAAGTAATCTAGTTGTCAATTTAAATTTTGCATCTTCACTCTTTTTACTTGTGACATTATCCATAAGTACATCAAGAAATTGAGCACGAAGTATAGGTGGTAGATAGTGTAAGTTTAATCCAAGAAAACCACCTTTTGCTGGTTTTACAATGATTGCAAGTGGAAACCTATCATAGTATGGTAAGGTTTGTTTAAATTTAGGGTCATAGAAAAACATTTGCATAGAACCAATGATTTGACGACCACTACTACTTAAAGGTTCTTCTTTCATTAATGCTTCACGACTTATACCTTTAAGAACCTTTGCTTTTTTCATAAACCATTCTCTACTCTCTTTACTTCTTGGAGTAATTTGATTTCTAAAAGCTGCAAGTTCTAACCTTTGGAATATATTTGACATACTTCTATTTATACTTATTTTTTCCTATTTGTGAAAGGTTTTAGTGGTTTCATAGATTTTGGTAGAATACCCATAGACTCTAAGGTTTTCTCCGTCCAGATTTGAAACTCATACCCATTGTCCTTTGCAAACTCATTAGCTGCGTCCCACTTATTCATATTCTTTACATAGGTTGCAGCTTCATTAATGAATGTCTTGGTTCTTCTACTTCCTTTTTTGGGTGGTTTGGTTTGTGAGTCTGGTTTTATTTCTACGAGTATAGTCTTACCTTCTTTAAATGTTATTTTTAAATCAAGAAAATATCTATGATACCTTTTATCTACTTCATAGAAATACGGGACAACAACTTCTTCGGAACTCCATGATTGTACCTTTGGATTATCATCACACCAACGAAAACAATTACGTTCCCATAGAGAACGAAAGATGACTTTCTGGTAATCACCTTTATACTTTTTTGTATTTTTTACTTTATATCTTCCTTTGTACGTCTTCATTTGTGTATAAATAGAACTATAAAGTATTTATAGGAAACATACATGGCAGACAAATCAAAGAACTTTGGAAATAAAGTCGCAAACTTTGGAAAGAAATTTATTGGTGGTTTATTATTTGATGACCTACCAGAAGCCGCAGAAGTATCTGAAACAGACAGACTTGAATATCCCTTACACGATACTCAAGATTATAAGTCTTGTATTGAGTTTGGAACAATACAAGAGGCAGGAGTTGATTTAGAAGGATTGATTGGTTTCGGTAGTCTATTTGGTACAAATGAAACTATAGAAGATGAAAGTGATGAAGATAAGACAAACCGAGAAAAGAAAGAAAGTGAAGCAAAACAAAAACAAGAAGATGCAGCCAAAACAATATTAGAAAGTCAAGATAACGTAGAGTCTACACAAGGAAAAGATGATGCAGTACAAACTACTTTTGGTATTGGTAATACTAATGATGTAAATCCACAAATATTAAAGAAGTGTAAGTTATACTTACCAGCCGCAATTCCTTTTCGTGATACTGCATCATATGAAAATGCTGATTTAGGTGCAGCTGGTGCTCTTGCGGAAGCAGGGGGTAATGCATCACAAGGTTTAGTACAGTCTTTACTTTCTGGTCTTGGTAGCACTGCCGCAGCCGCATTTGAAGGTAGTGGTGCAAGTGGTCTAGGTAGACTTGCAATGACTAAAGTAAGTGTAGGAAAATATTTAGGTGGTGAAGGAACTGCACTCGCAGTAAAACAAGCTGCGGGCGTGACTCTAAATCCCAATACTAGGTCATTATTCAAATCAGTTGCACTTCGAGAGTTTGCGTTTCAATTTAAATTTATCCCGTTATCAAAACAAGAACATGACACGGTAATAAAAATTATAGGTTTTTTTAGAAATGAATTATACCCAGAAGATATTACCGTTAAGGTAGGAGAACAAGAAGCATCGATTGGTTACAAGTTTCCAAAAAGATTTAAGATAAAAATATTATATGAAGATAAAGAAAACTTAAATGTACCGAGAATATTACCTTGTTATCTGCGTGATGTGACAACTACTTTTAATCCTTCAAATATGTCAATGCACCCTAATGGAGAATTTGGGGAGATAGATATGTCTCTTGCATTCTCAGAAACAAGAACACTATCGAAAAAAGATGTAGATACTTCACATGGTGATAGAATGAAAGGTGGTTTCTAATGAGTGGTACTAAGTTTTTTGAGAACTTTGAATTTGTTCAATATTCTTTTGGTAATAGAGAAGACCCAGTCTTATTTAATAATATAACTCAATATGTAGATATCATTGATAAAATAAAACAAGAGGTATCGTTTTTAAACCGATATACAATTATTGGTGGAGATAGACCAGATAGTTTATCACAAAAACTATATGGAACTACTGACCACTATTGGACATTCTATTTAATGAATGATGACCTAAGATTTAGTGGTTGGCCTGTAGATACCAATGGTTTATTAGAAGCTGCAATATCCAAGTATCCAAATAGAACAATAGTAACCGCAGATAATTTAGGTGCATTGTTTCCAGTAGGACAAGTAGTAGAAGGTACAACTTCTGGTACAACTGGTACAATAATTAAAAGAAACTTAGATTTAGGACAACTCGTTATTAAAACAATATCTGGAACTAAATTTACTAGTGGAGAACAACTTAGGTATACAGACTTGAATGGAGTAATTCAAATATTAACAACTACTAGTGAAACCGAACAATACAATGCGGTTCATCATTACGAAAACACAGACGGTGTACAAGTAGATGTTGACCCACATAATTTAAATACTAGTGGACTTGTTCCAATTACCTTCCGAGATAGAATGGAAGCTAAAAACGACTCTTTGAAACAAATAATTACAATTAGACCAGACTCAATCGATACGGTTGTTTCTGAATTTAATCGTATGTTGAAACGATAATGTTATGCCACAATCTTCGCAATTTTCTATAACTAAATGTCATATAACCGCAGATAGACTTGGTGGTTTTGATAAGAAGTTTTATGATGTTAAAAGTCAAATAGTAGAACTTAATATCTATGAAAGTTTAGAGAATGCATTTCTATCTGGAACTATTTCAATCATCGATGATAAAGGTTTATATGATATAATAAACTTTGACGGTACTGAAAGAATTAAAATTGAAATTGCGGGCATGGGTGAAAATATTAATCCAGTGTTTGAAAGAACTTTTATTATGACTGGTATTGATAACATGATTAAAGCAAAAGATAATGCAAGTATTTTTGTCTTTGGATTATTAGATGAACACGCATATATTTCAGAAGTACAAAGACTTAGAAACTCTTATCGTGGTACATTATCAGATATTATTGCAAAGATATCCGCACAATCACTTGATAAAGATATAGATGTATCATATACTTTAGACGGAAACCAACAAATCATTGACTCGATACAGACTGAAATGCGAGTCATTGTTCCTAACCTTGCACCACTAGAAGCGATGCAATGGTTATTATCAAGAGCAACTACCAAGACGGGTTCTCCATTTTATCTTTGGTCAACCGTTCATGATGACAATCTAAGACTTGGTAATTTAGATGTTATGTTAAAACAACAAGCATTTAATCATAAACTACCTTATAACTATAATAGTGCAAACATTAGTACTGCAGAAAAACAAAATGAATTTGCACAAGGATTTACAGTAAAGGCTATTGATGAAAGAGGTTCGGGTGATACTTTAACTCTTGCACAATCAGGTAGTATAAGTGCGGACTATTGTGTCACTAATTTAAATACTGGCCAGATATTCATGAAGAAATATGATATTGATACTTTACTAACTAATTTAAATAACGAAGGTACAATCGACAAAAGGTTTCAGAATGTTTTTGATGATAAGTTTAAATTAAAAGATAAACCTATAAATGAGTATCGTAGTGCTATCATACATAATGTAGTATCAAGTGGAACATATGGAGAATTTAAATCATATCATGATGAATACGATAAACCATTACATCTTAAAAAACTAGAAAGTAGTGCAATTAAAAATTTATTATTTAAAAATATGAGAACTGTTGTAGTTCCAGGCACTGCATTCTTTGTGGGTAAAGCTGCAGTGGGGGATATTGTTAATTTAAATATAAGAAATGATAATACTGAAAATCCAACAAACGAAGACAATACAATTGACCAGAATAAATCTGGACATCATCTAATACATGATTTAAGACATACCTTTAGAGAAACTTCACATGAAGTGACTATGACTGTATGTAAACTTGAAAGAAAAGGAACTAAAGAGTCTAATTTATCAGGTAGAGGTGCGAAACAAAGATTGCAAATTAAAAAGAATAGTAGAGACTTAACCCTAAGAAATAAAAGATTGATATGAGTTATGACAATCCCATTCAAAGTGAGTTTTACGGAGATAATGTCCGTTGGTTTATTGCAACTGTCATAGATGCAAGTCCACCATTTGGTTTTGAAGGACGAGTAAAGATAAGAGTACACGGATTACATTCTCCAGAAACATACTTGTTACCACAACAAGATTTACCTTGGGCCCAATGCGTTCTTCCCACTACCGAAGGTGGAATGTCTGGTATTGGTAAAGTACCTAAACTACAAGCAAACGCACTAGTCTTTGGTTTCTTCATGGACGGAATGCAATCACAAACACCCGTTGTAGTAGGTTCATTACCACACATAGAGATACCTACATTTTTACAAGACCAACAACAAAATGAAGATGTTGGAGACGATAGTAAACCTTCAAATGTATTTCAAAGTTTTGTGGGGTTCTTTGCACCTAAATTTAATGTTGATGATGAAAACAATATTTCTGATGCAAGACAACTTTCATTTGGTGGGGGTCAGGATAGTCGAGTGAAATACGCAGTTCAGTTCTTCATAAATATAGGATACACAGAAAATCAAGCACTTGCATTAACTTCTGGTTTGTTTATAAAGTCTGGTATGGCAACTGGTGGGTCTGGTCTTTGTGATTGGGAAACAACTAGGTTTAGAAGATTAAAAATGTTTAGTGATTTGTTTCATAGGTTTACTGTACAAATATTTTTTGTTGCATTTGAATTAAGAACTTTTAAAACAGATGCAAATATAAAATTACTTGCAACAGAAAAACTTGATGCAGATGACGGTGCGTGTCAGGTAGTTGCAAAAGATTATCTTGATAGTAAAAATACAAAAGAACGAGAAGAATTAATTGGTTTAATAGAAGATAAAGCAAGAGAGTTAAAAGAAGATAATGGCTAACACTGCAGAAAGAACAAGAAGAAATCTACAAGGTCATATAAACAAACACCTACAAGGTTTAAGTAGAGAAGATGCACAGTCTGCTTTAGAACAAGGAGACTTTGAAGAAGTTCGTGAAATACTACAGTTTGAAAGAAATAACATGGTAAATAAGTATTGGGACGATTTAGAGAAAGAAGGTTATGATGTTCCAACAGAAATTGAACCACTTGAAATTACAGAGTCTTATAAAAATGATGTAAATCAAGGTGAGGGTACAATGCAAATTGTACCAGAAGAAGCATTCTCTACCGAAACTTTAATAGACCCTAAGAAAGAATTACTTACTGCGGGGACAGTAAACTTTACTAATAACTTTGCAACTATTACAAACGGTTCTGGGACACCAACTGCAACAATTACTGGGGGAGATAGTAATCAACCTATATCTGATATAGTTGGTGATTTGACTGGTATGCCTTCACTAAAAACCGAAAAGAAAAAATTTGGTATGAACTTAGTAGGTTCATCAAGTCCAGAAGGTATCAAAGCCGCAATGGACAAAGGTCAAGATTTATTAGGTAAAACAAACGATGCAATTAAGACAGCACATGATGCGGCTGGTGGACTTAAGTTTGTAAAAAATAATTTAGGAGATGATGCGAAAGACAAAGCACTATCTACAATTAAAAGTAAAATAAGTGGTTTACCAGATATCAACAAAGCACTTCCTAACCCAGAACAGTTAGCAGAAAGTATTGAAAATCAAACGGGTAATAAACTATTAACTGCAAAGACCAAAGTTGCAAAAGCAAAACTAACAAAAATTGCATCTGTTGTTGCACTAGTAGGAACTGTAGTTGCATTCAAAGATAAGTTATCGGGTTTTGTTGATAAAGCAAAAAGTTTTGTAAAAGATAATTTAGTTAAGATTGCAACTGGATTGATTGTGGGTGGTATTATACAAGATATTTCAGAAAAAGTCAATCAAGGTATGAAAAATAAAGTAACCAAAAACTTAGGTGCAGAACTACCTGCCAAAGTACAAAAAAAGGTTAATGAAAAAGTTGCAGAAGGAGATAAGAAAGGTGCAGCCGAAGAGATTAAAAAAGCTACTGGTAAAAAAGAAGGTGACAGTGGAACTAGTCAAGATGACTTAGACCGTATTGATGATTTAGCAAGTCAATTAAATCCAACCATATCAGGTTCATTAGTTAGAGATGCAGATTTTTATGGAGAACCAGTAAAACTAGGAGATAACATACCTAAGTGGGCTGGAGAAAAAACTGGAGATGAAGCATTTACTTATGTTGCATCTGTAGAAGAACTTAACTCAGAAATGATGGCAATTTTTAGAAAAATCTCAGAAGTAGTAATCCATGCAACCGAAACTGCAGAAAATAAAAACATTGGTTCAATTGAAATAAACAATATACATAAACAACTTGGACATGACGGTATTGTTTATCATTATGTTATAAGAAGAGACGGTAGATTACAAAGAGGGAGACCCGCAGATGTAGTATCAAACCATACTGCGAAGGAGAGTCATAATAACTTCTCTTTGAGTGTTGCATTAGTCGGTGGAATAAACCTTCCTACGGGTGACGTAAATCCCTTAGACAACCGTTCTGAGACTGCATTTACAAGAGAACAATATACAACGCTGGAAAGATTTTTAGAAGCATTCTTTGTGAAGGTGCCTGGCGGACTAGTATTTGGACACAATGATATAGAGATTGATGAACTAGACCCATACTTTGATGTAAAAGATTATGTCGAAAAAACCTTTAGAAAGACTTATGATAGAGTAGGTAATACTTTTGAGTTTGAAGCATTAGACCCAGATGATACGGAGATAAATAGTTAGTCATGACTACTAAGAAAGACAATCTAGAAAATAGACTCAAACAACTTGGAGAAGGACAAGAGGAGAGTATCGGAGTACCCGAGGACGGTTTTCAAGACCCAACTGGTGAGTATCCAAAAAGAGATTACAACTTTGGTTCGGGAATAAACAAAGCTGCAAGAGGTACAAAGATAAATGACCTTTATGTAAATGGTGGTGCAGAAGGTGTCCCACTAAACATTGAAGAACAAAGACCTTCTCGTTTCCCTTTTAATCAAGTAGATGAAACTCCTTCGGGACATGTCGTGGAGTATGATGATACGCCTGGTGGAGAACGTATACTAATTAAACACCGTAAAGGTGCGGGTGTAGAAATGCGAGCAGACGGTTCGGTAGTTATTTCTGCAGTCAATAATAAGGTAGAAGTGACTGGTGGAGACCAAACTCTTATTGTCGAAGGTCATGGTAGTTTGGTATATAAAGGTAATCTTAATCTAACCGTGACTGGAGACTACAATGTTGATGTCGGGGGTAATTATAATGTGCAAGTTGGGGGTAATCACATAGAAGGTATCTCAGAGAACCATAGAACCTATGTAACCAAGAATTCTGAATATGTGACCAAAGGTACTAAGTCAACCAAAACAATTGGTAAACACACCGATATTATGTTATCAGATAATAATCAATATGTCAAGGGTAATCAAAGAAACTGGGTAGAAGGAGAAAATGAGATTGCAGTAGAGAAAGATATGTTTGTATCTGCAAAGACTTCTCTTGCAATGACCAGTGAAGTATTCAATGCAACGGGTATCAAACAAGTATCTATCTTTGGACTCAAGGGTTCAATAGGTGGTAAGAATGTAAACTTTACTGGAGATGTCTTCATGGGTAATGCGGGTGCAAAACCGTTTACTAGTGGTGCATCATTCTATGGGTCTTTTCATGGACAAGCAACTGAGTCTATCTTTGGATTGTTTGCACATAAATCTCAGAATGCAGCTTTTGCTGAAGTATCTGATTTAACACACTCACAATCATATGCAGAGGCTGCTACATCTGGTAGTACAACTGGAACTACTGGTGGTGCTCCAGATATTGCAATAGACCAAGAAACGAATAAACCATTAGGCCCACCACCGATACCAGATATCGTTGCAGCTTATGGAACAGTCGGAGAGTTTGCAGTACGTGATGTATCAATTGATAATGAAGATAAACTTAAGAACGCACTTGACTTTAGTGATGACTATCTAGGGTTCTTTGATAGACACCCAACGACTCAGGAGATTAGGTCAAAACTTAGAACAGATAGTAAAAGAGATGAACTTCTGGGACAAATGGTTGCAGAAGGTAGAGTAAGTAAAACATCATTTAGAACAAAACCAAAACGTATTGGTAGAGTTAGTGGTATAGAACCAACATCTAGATTTGGTTATACTGCAATAGGTAATGCAACGGAGAATAGGGGTAAAAGATTTACTCCGAAGAAACGATGACTATATTAGTAGTAGACCCAGTATATAATCCTAATTTAGTTGCAACGATTACATCTGCAACAAAGTTAGGGCCAGGTATAACCATTGCAAAGTTTCTAGGTGCATATGGGAATAGAACATCTTTTAATCATATAGGTACTAAGAAAGAAAGAGAAGCAATCGCAAGACAACTATATTTACAAGCAGAAATGATGCGTATGATAAATGGTAATGTAGATTTATTCAATAAAGTAAGATTAGTAGTAAGTGAAGGTATTTATCGTGCAGGCCCTAATGAAACTCTATCGGGGGATACTCTTGCAAAGAGTAAAGGAGAACTGGTATACTATCAAGTCATTGGTAATGACGGTATTGTTGATTTGGAAACAACATTTGATGTTGCAGAATACTGGAAAGATTATGCGGACTATGGTGAGATACGATTAGACTACGACTCTTATAATCCAGACAATACTCTTACTGCACAGATTGGAGTCGCTATGCCTACAATTAAAGAAGATTTTAATGTCAACTTTACCAGAATGATTAAGACTTTCTTTAATGGTCAATTACAATCTGAC